TCGTAATCCCTAATAATACCTATACAAGTTTTGAACAAAATATACAAAACAACAACAACAAACAAAGAAGGAACAGCAACAATAGTATGTCAAACATAAGCAATAATAGTGGAATATCTGATTATCAATTGGTAGCAACTGAAATAATGAAATCAACAGAAAAATTAAATAATAAAATTTCAACGGTAATATATAATTGCATTGATAACAAGATTAATACCGGCAAAAATATGCGAATCCAAGGTGATGAATTATTATTCATAGCAAATGACCATAAATTTAAATTATTGTATGATCCACCAGGTGACGGCAAATGCGGTTTACATTGCTTAAGCAAATTTATGGATATAGACGAAACAAACAACACATGGCAAAATATAGACGATCTAAATACCATAGCATCAACAAAAGGTTATAATTTGATATATCATATTGAAGGCACACCAGTATCATTATTACGCAATAATGATGACGGCGATTGGATCAGCCTTAATTTACGAGAATCACATTGGACAGTTATCAGTTGCAACTGTTTAGTTAAAGATAGAATCATTAAACCGATTGAGGATTTCATACATAGTACACAATTCATATATTTAACATCATTCAATAACAAGGGTCATTTAAAAGCATTATTTACAAAATTATTTGACGATAAATTACCAACATATAGAAATGCATTAGATCATAGAATAATAAAAGATAATTGGTTAGATTTTGATGTAGTGATTGTTGAGAAATATGATGATCATCAATCAATAATTAACATGATTAATTATATCATGGCAAAAATAAATAACCATTATGAGAGAACATTAATAATACCATCATATATGTATACTGATTGTATGGGTACAATATTAGAAGGAGAAAATTATAAGTATGTAGTAACTTCACCAGTAATGATCAAACAACATAATCATTGTTCACATGGTGGTTATAAGCATTATAAACAAATTGTAATAGATCAAGGCAACAAATATAACAATATGGATTACCAACAAATAGCAACAGTTAAAATTAAAGATAAAATGCAAGCCAAATACGATGATATAATGAGTTTTATAAGTAAAATTCATAATTTCAAAATTGTACACGATTTAACGGCGGCACCAGGGCAATTTTATGAACATCATATTAAAAATTACTCCTATCTTAAAATTATACCATATGTATATATTGGCGATAATTATGCCGATACTATGTATAATAATCATGTGATTATCAGTTATACAGACATCAATGAACTTATACAACAATTGAGTATCAAAAGTGATCTATATTTATTTGATTATTATGCATATGTAATTAGCATTACTAGCATATTACATATAGTTAACAACAAAGGTATGCTATTAACG